GTCCAACATATCCTCGATCGTGTACACGGGGGCGATAATCGCCGGGCCCCAATACAACAAGCCCGTGTAAATCCACGACTCACCCCGAGCCGCGGCATCCTGCAACTTCCGACGGATAGTGAACTGATCCGGCCTACCAGTACCCGTATACGCCGAAACCAGGCCATCAGGTCCCAGCACGTCCAAAGCCTTCTCAAGGCCCGCGATCAGGTTCCCGGCGACCAGCACATCATCCTGGATCACCATGTGGTAGTCGGCCGACGAATCCGCAGCCTCCCACGCTCGACGTCCGTTAGCCCAACGCTGCTTCTTATCCGCCGACGGAACCGGATTAGTGTCATAGACGATCGTGGCGTTACAACCGAGCTTGTCCTGGACGTACTCGGCGGCTTCCTGCCGAACGGGGTGCGCCATAATCGAGACGCTTAGCTTCATTTGAATCTCTTAACGTCCTCGATCGACTTCAGGAACTCGACATCCTCGCCGCCGGTCACTGACTCCCCTAGCAATGACGTCTCCAATACCACGACGAGTACTGCCACCACGCCTGGTGCGGGCTCGTAATCTTCGGATCGCCGCAGTGACGCATCCACGGAACCGGAGTAGTCGGGGCAATCAACGTGAAACCGCCGCGGACACCCAGAAGCGACCACTCGTTAGGCAGAACCTCAAGCAAACCCGACGCTACTTCCCGGCTAACCGTGTAGCTGTAGTTGCCATCAGACTCTTGCGTGAAGCCCTCCGGGTTACGAATCACCCGCATAACCATCGAGCACTCGACCAACACCAGAAGGTCTTCACTAACCACCCCGTCCGCGATCTTCTGATCCAAGTCCGGGATACGGGAACGAATAATCAGCTCCGCGTCATCAAGCAGCACACCGATCTGTTCCCGCTCGCCATCGGTAAGCTCTTTACCGAGCCTCGCCTCGACGTCTTCAGGAGTCGCGTAAGCCATTATTCGTCCCTATCCGCGGCCCTCTTGCGAGGCCGCCCACGACGCTTAGGCTTATCGGCCAACTCGTAGCCGAGCCTAAGAAACTTCTCGACCCGATCCCCCGAAACCTTCACAACAGCCCCGGTCGGAGTGACCAGCTTTACGAGATCCATTCGAGAGACCTTTCAAGTACAAGACGGGGGCGGAAGTACCGCCCCCGCCTGCACTATCTAATTAACGATCAGGAACCGGCGGGCACGTCGTACGCAACGAACGCGTTCGGGTCGTTCACGATCCAGCCGAAGGTCGCCTCCGCCAACACAGCGATCTGGTTGGTCTGCCACATCGACACACCACCGACCGTAGTCTGGTCGCTAACCTTGATCCGAATGTCGTCGGCGAAGCCCCAGGCGAGCTGCGAGAAGTCACCCGCGAACATCAGAACACCCTGGTCNTCGACGGCACCCACCTTGCCGCGGACAGTGCGGCTGTAAGCAACCGGCAGACCGAACAGGCTGTTCATGCCAGCACGCAGGTTGATCTCAGCGCCCGAGCCGGGGTACGCACCCTGGAAGACCGGGTTGCCGTTCGCGTCACGCAGAGTCGCCAGCTTGGTCCGAACGCTCGGACGGGCCGCGAACGCGGTCACCTCGTAGTTGCCGTCCTCGTCATCCTCGACCATCGCGACACCCGCCAAAAGCTGGGACACCGCATCCGGGTTAGCACCCTGCGACAGGTCCAGCTCCACACGGTTCGTGGTCGCGTTCACGTAACCGTTGTTGGTGGTACCAACCAAGTCAGTACCCAGAATGGCGTCCTTGTTGTGGAACGCCGCCAGGTCAGCGGCACGACCGATCGCACCAGCCAGCTTCGGAGCCAGGTTCGAGTACAGCCGGTCCGGGTTGGCCCGGGCGAACTCCTCCGACACCGTGACGATCACGGCCAGCTTGATCGGCGAGAACACCTTCGGGGTAGCGAACTGGATACCCTGAATCGGCTTCTCCCCGCCCTCACGTGAAGCCAGCGTGGTGCCACCAACCTGACCCGCCTCCGGGTAAGTGTCGTCAGCCCACACAACGTTCTCGTTCACGCTAACCGGGATCTCGCGACCCAGGCTCAGCAGCAGCGACTCGTCCCTAGCCTTGGAGAAAATGTCCCCCACGACCTCCCGCGGAAGGCGGTCGGAGGGCAGACGATTCAGGTAACCCTGGTCGTCGCGGTTGTCAGCAGCAGGCATGTTTCCTATGTCCTCAACTCTTACTTACGGCCGACCATCGCTCGCAAAGACTGAGCAAATAGGTCAGCAGGGGTTTGATTTGCAGAATTGCCGTCACCGTAACCCTGAGAAGGATCGACAGCAGGAGTCTTCGAGGCAGCCTTAAACAGCTCCGCAATCTTCTCAGCGTCAGCTTTAAGTTCTTCCTCGGTAGAACCCTTCAGACGGCCAGCGAACTCTGCGGCGTGTTCACCAGGAATCCCTGCCGCCAGAGTTACCCGGAGCTTCAACAGCTCCAAAGAACCAGCCTCAACTTTCGCAGCCAGTTCAGCCTTCTCGTCCATGAGAGTCTTAATCTGCGACTCGTACTTAGCGATCTGCTCCGAAACCTCAGCCAACTGGGCCTTAAGCTCTTTGTTCTCAACCCTCTTAGCCGCGGCTTCCTTGTTCGCCTTAGTCAAAGACTCTCGTGCCCAGGTCGGAAGCTCATCGTTCTGACGATCGCTAGCCTGCTCGACCTGAGTCTCGTTCTCGGACATACCTAAATGCCTCCAGGGCTTTAAAACACACCCATCTAGAGTGTGGCCAATTTGAACACGTTAGGCTGCACGGCGCAGCGGGATAACCTCGCCTTCCAGCAGTTCCTTAGCGCGCTTCTCAACGAACCGCCGGAACGCATTGAACGCCTCGCGACCCCGATAACCCCGAGTCGCTTCCTTCCACAAACGCTCGGCCTCAAGGTAGGCGTCCCGACCCGTCCAGTTATTCCTGTCAAACACCGGCACTGCCTTGCAATCGCAGTTCGGATGCCAACGGGTCATCAAACCGTCGTAAGCAGCTTCAGCCTCGGCGTCATTCCCGGACTCAATCCGTTTCCACAGCTCTACTGCGGTCACCTTGTCAGTCTGAAGCCCAGCCTTACTCGGGTCGCTATAAACAGGTCCGCGGGAAATCAGCATCAAACAGAACGCGCACGAGTCCTCGCCACCCTGGACCCGAGCCCAACCAATAACCTTAGGATCATTGTCGACCGCGCGAATGATCGTGCGGCGGTTGGCGTTCTCGATCTCCTTCTCAGCGAGCGCGATGAACTTCTGAACCGCTGAATCCGCGGAGTTCTCCTCAGACATGCNCTTGCGGGCAGGCTCCATAGCCTCAACGAACCACTCGAAACGGTACGGTTCGAGATCTACAGGAACCCGATCATCTCTATCTTCATCAAACGTAGGCCACTCGATGCGGCGAGGAGAATACCGGCGCTCTTCCCCAGGAAGAGCCGGAGTCAGATCAACATAGTCATCGTCGTCATCCGGCTCTTCCCGAATCTCAGGCTCGGGAAGTCTACGCCTACGCTCGGCGTCGTAGAACTTCCTAGCCAGATCCGAAGACTCCCTCCGAGCCTGATCAATCACCGGGTACACTTGAGCCAGTAGTTGCCGCCATTGCTTGCGGTTCAGTGGCAACAGGCGATACAACAACAGCACAAAAGCCAGCCACCTAAGAACCGGCCGAATAATCGCCGCCTGACGTTCTACGAACTCCTCATAAGTCACGTCGCCTCAATTTCCTGATCCCCGGACGGACGCATATTCGGCGACTGCCGCAACAGCGAATCAATCGTCAGAGTCTCATCGTCGCGATCCCACTCGCGCATCTCGCGACGCTGCTCATCCGTAAAGCCCATCTCGATACGAGCAAACTCCTTCGGAATAATGCCCATACCGTTGTTGTAGAGCTTCGTAACCGCATCAGCCTTAGCCGCGAAAGTCGGCGTAGCCGGATCACGCCACACCGTCTCAAGACGAGCCATCTCCGGCGGAACCTCACGACCCAGCACCCGCAGACACAGGCGCATGACCTCTTCCCAAGCCCCACCGAACATCCGAGCCTTACGCTCACACTTCTTCACCAACCGCGACTCAGACGAGCGAATCGCCTCCGCACTGGCCGGGTTGTCAGAGCTAAAGCTCAAGTACTGCGGCGGAAGACCCGTGTACGACGCCACGTGCTTAGCAAGCTCCTGAAGAACCTCCACGAAGTTCCTAAGCTCCGCGGCCGTGAACTGGCCCGCCTTACCCTCGGCATCCTCGAACGTAAGCAGCCGACCCATATAGGCTTCACGGATCTCAGCATCCGTCGTGCCCAGAGCCTCCGGGGGAACACCGAAGATGTACCGCTGCGGGGTCGCCATCATCTCCGTGGCCGCCTGCATGTTCATCAAGGTCCGCGACGCAGCATCAGTGATCGCCCGAATCTCCGGCAAGATCTCACTACGACCTTCACGGTCCCCGGCACGCTGGCGGTTGTAGATCGGAACCACCGGCACGACACCCAAATTGTGCGGCACGCGGCCCTCAACCCGCCAAGCCCCGTTGTCCGAAACCAAGAACACCGTCTCGTTCGGAAGATACAAAGTGGCCCGAGCATCCTGCGGGTTCACAATCTCCGCAGTGTGCGGGGGAGTCACCTGAGAATAAACCCGGATAGCCCGCTTAACCTTTCGGGTTCGCGGATCCACCTCAGCGTAGAAGTTCTTCGGACTCTCAACACGAATCAACGGAACACCGGGAGGAT